TCTCGATGAGATGACGCGAAAGCTAGTTAAGGCAGAGGCCAAGCGTCCACTCGGATGCGTCCAGACGTTTGAGCCTGTGCGCACTCGCAAGTGCGACAAGCCCGCCATCAGTGACGCAGACCGTAGCTCATTGAGCAGCATCATAATCAAGGAGGTCTTGCGATGATTAGCGCAAAGGAGGTGCGGAAGGATTTGCAGGATTTCCAAAAGCATTCGGACATGCTTATGGACCTGCTCGCAGAAACGTCGACTAAAGCCAGCATGTACGAGTGCCGACATCGACTTACAGACAACCCTGTCGACGAGCAGCTTGCTCAGGCTTACGACAGCTTTTGCCGGTCCATCAAGGAAGTCGAGGCAACCTACGGCAACAGAGGCAGTTGGCTGAAAGACAGGCTCGAGCGACGCGTGGAAGAGTTGCCCGGTTTCTGGTCTCGGCTCTTCGGTCGCAAACCCAAAACACTACAACCCAAGGAGGCGTCGGCATGATGCGGCTACTGTGCATGCTCGGACTCCATGATTGGGCGTATGACGGCGCGTGGCGTCGCGAGTGCTGCCGGTGCAACCGGGTACAGCGCAAGGGCGCCAAGGGAACAACCGACCCCATCGGTTGGAATACGTCATTGGAGCAAGTGCAACTCATTAACAAGAGTCGCGTTGTGCGTGGCAACTTGGAGCGCATGTGATGTCACGATTACCACCAGACTGGGGCAGGTATTGGACGTTCTGCTCTGTATGCGGTGCGAGGTATCACGAATCAGAGACGCATGCTTGTGACGTCGAGGATGATGAAGAGGAAAAGGAAGAAGATGACGACGACGAGTGAAGCTCTCGATGCAGTGATGCTTCAGGGTAGAACCCAAGCGGACGATTGGCGTGCGCATCTCGGCATGTCCCTGATTGGTCACGTCTGTGACCGGTATATCTGGTACACGCTGAATTGGTTCTACGCTGGAGATCATGAGCCTCGAACGCTTCGCATATTCCGTGCTGGCAACGTTACGGAAGAGCTTACCACGTCAGACCTCGGCAAAATCCCCGGCGTCACAGTTGAGACCCATACCCCTGAAGGCAAGCAGTTTAGGCTCACATGCTCTGAGTTGCCTGTCCTTCAGGGGTCTATGGATGCAGTCGCGTACGGCTTGCCGGAGCACCCAGATGAGTGGGTGGTCGTTGAAATCAAGTCATCCAATAAATCTAAATTTAACGAGCTTAAAAAGAAGGGCCTGAAGGAATACAACCGTCAGCACTTCTCGCAGCTCAATATGTACCTGCGTGAGTCTGGCCTGCGGTGGGGCATCTACATTTCCCGCTGCAAAGACGACGACCGCCTCTATACCGAGTGGGTCGAACACGACCCCTACTTCACTAATCAACTCGTAGACCGGGCAATCAATATCGTCTCGCAAGAGACACCCCCGCCCAAAATCTACGACACCCCAGACTACTTTATGTGCCGGTGGTGCAGTGCTCGAGAGGTCTGCCACTTTAGTGCAGAGCCCCCACAGAACTGCCGCACCTGCGTCAATATGAATAACAATAGGAATACGAACCAATGGAATTGTCAGCGGCACAATGTCGAGCTTACCACGAGCGGACAAAGAGAGGGATGCGAACTCTGGTCGTCCCGCTTGAAGCACGAGCAGACGACCCCGAAGACTGGAAGACCGTCCCCGAGTTTGCCCGTTATCAGGTGAGCACTCGGGGGCGTGTTCGCTCCTGGCGCAACGGCCCAACCGGCAACGAGCGCGAGAAGCCCCGCATCCTTAAGCAGAGCGTGAGCAGCAAAGGCTTCATGCAAGTCTGCTTTATTAAAGACGGCAAGAAATCAACCAAAGCAGTCCATGCGCTCGTGCTTGAGACATGGTTAGGCAAGCGTCCGCGTGGGTGGTGGTGCCACCACCTGGACGGCAACCGGACAAATAACAATTTAGCGAACCTCGGCTACCGCGCCGGGGGCAAGCGAGGAATATGATGCTAGAGCAACAACCAGAAATCATCGCACCACTGACAGAGAACGAGAAGTCTCGTCTCGCGCAGCTAGAAAAGAGCCTGCACCTACACCTCAACAACGCAGCCGCCGCGCTGCTGGAGATAAGCGAATCAAAGCTCTACCGTGAGTCGCACGGCACGATGGCAGAATACGTCAAAGACGTCTTTGGTCAGAGCCAGACGTGGGCGAACCGGCTAATCAACCAGGAGCAGGTAAACCGCCGCTTAAAAGCCGCAGGTAGCGAAGTAGAACTCAACGCCAACCAGGCCTACACGCTGAGCATGCTTCTGCCTGAGCAGCAGCTGCAAGTCGTAGAGCACGCAGCTAAGCACCACGAGAGCCTGAGTGCGCGCATCCTAGCCAACACGCGAGACAACATTCTCTGTGAGGGCCCGCCTGTTGAGCGTAAGAACGAGCCACGTAAGCCGAACAAGTGGATTACCCCACCCTGCATTGCACGCGCTGCACGCGCTGTCATGGGCGGCATCGATCTCGACCCTGCAAGCGACACGCAGGCAAATGAGACCGTGGAGGCAAGCAAGTATTACACTGCCCGTGAGGATGGCCTCAGCCTGCCGTGGTTCGGTCGTGTGCTGCTGCACGCCCCCTCTGCGAAGTGGGACCAGTTTATGGACAAGCTGCTTGATGAGATGAACGTCGGCAACGTCACTGAGGCCATCGTCGTTTGCCCAGCAGATACGTCCGAGGTCTGGTGGCAGCGAGCCCGTTGGGAGGCAAGCGTTTGGTACAGTGAGCCACGCCTAGCGCTCATCTCGTCGAACACGCACCGGCCAGCGCATAACCCAATGCACGACATGTGCGTCATGTACTTAGGTCACAACCATGACGCGTTTGCGTCTGTCTTCCAGGAATCTATGAAGGCAGGCTCACGTGTGTACTGCGGTATAGTTGCCGCACCAATCGCGGTATGATGACCTATGCCTCGCGAGGATGAAATCAGAGATGCTCTCAAGCGTTTCCAAACGGCAAGCCGGGTCAGCACGTCTGCGCCCGTGGTGCCAGCAACAAAGAAACGTAAGCGTAAGCCCAAGAGCGCTCTGCCCACTGAGAACCAGGAGCAGCGTGCAGTCGTGAAGGTTTTACGAGAGCACAAAATCCCATTCATCCACGTACCCAATGAAGGCAACCGCAACAAGGTCAACGGCTGGAACCTAAAGATGCTAGGCCTAAGTGCTGGCTTCCCGGACCTGATTCTATTTCAAACGCCGCCAAGGTTCCCGAACTGCAAGGGGCTGGTGATTGAGATGAAACGGGCCAAGAAGTCAGCCAGTCGTGTGAGTCCAGAGCAAAAACAGTGGTTGGAGACTCTCGAGCTCAACGGCTACATCTGCATGATTGCGTACGGCGCAGCTGAGGCAATCGCCAAACTACAAGAGCTTGAATACATTGCAGCGGCACCCGCAAGTCACACAGATGACTGAGAGTGCATTTGGAGCCCCACCCATTTTTAACTTAGGGTGTCGCTGCTCACACAATTACACAAACGTATCCGCCGCACATAAAGTAAAGGCCTAAAGCAAGCGTTGCCATCATGTGCCCTGATAGTACCAGGCGTTCTCATCCCGGTAATTCTTTGCCGTGTTCGAGAAATAAATCTCCTGGCACGCTTCAAAGTCTGGCTTATCCTCAAGCTTCGTCAGGCTCTGGTCAGTCCACAGAACACGATTGTTTGGCATAGAGCAGTACTGGCCACTGCCGTCTTCTAGTCGCAGGATGTTCTGGCTCTTGTGCTCTCGTGGGATGCTTGCACACGTCGGCATCAGGTGACCGTCGCAGTCAGCTTGGTCTACAGTGCAGACGTAAGTGGCATCAACGAGGTCGTTGTTAATTGCAACCTTCGCATCAAGGTGTCGTAGCGCATCTTTTACAATCGTTGTGATGTGCCATGTGTCGATGTCCCAGAGCGCCAAATCAGCCTGCTTGAACTTTGGCTTGGCGTGCTGGTCATGCACAAACGCCTCGATAGGCAGCTTGTCGTATAGCGCTCCATTATCGAGTAAGGTCTCAAAGAGTAGAGCCCGGTGCTTTTGGGCTTTAACGCTGACCCAGTAGCCACGCATTAACTCGCCCTGACCGCGCTTAAAGTTGTATAGAAATTCTTTTCGAACCCAAACAGGCTCAAGCGGCAGGTTCGCCACCAGAAAGCTCATTGTATATTCCTATTGTGTTGTTGCTACTTGCGCCGTTTGCGTCGGCCCTGCGCCATGCGGGACCGCTCCACGGCTTTTATGTCTATTTTCTCACCGCGTTTATATGCCGCCGCAGTGCGCTTTATCTCAGCGGCTTTTGTGCGTGGATTCTTTGCGCCGGCTGTGTACTTGGCGGGCACGCCATGCTTGTACGCCTGCTTACGCTTTCTTTTTTTTCTTGCCACCGCCGCCTCTCCTTAAGTCTGTATCGTGCTTCTTCGACCCACGTATATACGAATTGACTCTGCCCATCGCCCACGCTGCCATCGGCACGTTGCGGCTGCCGCTGCTGAGGTAGGCGGCTTGACCGCGCTTGTAGACCTTTTTTAGCGTTGAGAGGCTATGGCCGCTCTTTGACGCCTTCGCTCTAAGCTGAGCAGCGACGCCGCCACCTGTTTTCTTTTTCTTCACTGCCATGGTGTCACCAGTTCTTGCACGACCAGTACCTGGCCGTAAGCTTCGAGGGCGGGTTTGAGTCGCACCGATGCCTTGCACGAAACGACTTACGCCTGCCGGGTTTGCTTTTCTTGATGGTCATCTTCGGGTCGCCGTAGCGGATGATTTTTGTTTTGTTGCCCACCTTCGCAACGACCACGAACTTCTTCTTTGCGCCAGGCGTACGCTTAGGCTTGTTGTAGCCACTGACGCCTGCGCGCACTAACTTGGGATCTCGCTTCTTTGGCATGGGTCACCTCGGCCATGGAAAGTATTTGTCTTGCCAACGCGCCTCACCACGCCCTAGCAGCCCCCTGACGTCGACATGTATCCAGCTAGGGTATAATCCAAGGCCTAGCTTAATCGGGCGCCCAGCGTCCTCAAGAGCCATCCAGAGGCGCGTCATGTTTAGAGGCGAGCGCTTGGCTGACTGCGAGTAAGTGATGTCTACACCGAAGCCGATAAGGTCATCGCCCTGTGGCAGGTGCATCGAGTTCTTTGCGCCACCAATCTGGCCATTGTAGTCGGTATGTTGCGGCCCGCATCGAACGCCTGAGTTGATGCGTAGCGGCGTACCCAAGTGGTCTCGAGCTCTGTCGAGAATTTTGATGAGTTCCGGGTGCACAGTGTTTAGGCCGCACTTCCCGCAGTTACACTTGAACTCATCAGCTTTGAACCACTTGCCGCTGTTCATCACCATCTCACCCGTAAGCCGCCGAGCGCAGACCACCGCAAATCAGTATCAACGTCAGCATCGGCAAAAAGAGAAACATGACGAGAAACTCGGTGCTGCAAATCAAGGCCAAGGTTTGCCCTGCCATCTTCAAGACCTGCATGCAGTTGCAGGAGGCCTGACGCTTCTGCCAACTGCTCGACTTCATCTAGGACTGCTCCGACTTTTTTTTTGCGACCTGTCGAGCAGCCTCAACGTGTGCGGCACCGATAGCCTCGCGCCCTTTGACGGTTGCCCGGCCAGCCGTGTAGGCCGCTGGTGCGACCACTGCCATCACGCCACCAAGAATCTGCGTCCAGCTATTTTCTTCACCAACCGCCGCGAGGACTGCACCTATGACCATGGCCGCCGTATTGAGCCAAAACTCTGTACTCTTTAATCCCGGTCTCATTAGTCCCTCCTTGATGGGTCATTCGCGCCGTTAGCCTCGCGCCTTACTTTCTCGACTTCCTGATGTATGCGCAGTTCATTCTTAAGCTCATAGGTGATGCGCAGGTTTTCGACGACCTTGTCCTTGAGCTCGAGCACGGTGTCACGCAGTTCTGTCATCTGCTGCTCAGCTAGAGCCATGCGTGTGTCGAGTTTGGCGGTGCCATTGCTGCCGTTCTTTTTGTCAACGCTGCGCTCAATGATGCGCATCGCGACTAACAAAACGCCGATCAGTCCGGCAGCTGCACCGCCCTCTTCCACGTCAATCCTCGCTCGCCTGCGCGTCTTCAACCGTGTGGCCGCCTTCGGACATCTTGGCTTTAAGCGCATTAATTGCGTTGTCAATCAGAGATGTGACGCCATCACCTTCAAGCGGTAGGTTAATGCCGAAGCGCGTATTGTCGACTTCAGGAAGTGTTGCAATCGCTTGGCATGAGGCTGAAACGCTGCCGTCTGCGATTGACTTGGTGATGGTTACTTGGACGGTGTGTAGGGTTTTAGTCGCCATTTTCGAGTACCTCGATTCGCGCCGTCAACTCTTGGACGGCCTTGATAAGTGGTGAAATGAATTGTTGGTATCGCAGTGCGTAGCGGTCGCCGTTGCCTGAAATGTTGCCATCGACATAGCCGCCAAAGTCAGCCGAATCCATTCCGATGTCGTCAAGAACCTGCTTGACCTCTTGCGCGATCAGGCCTTGATGTTTTCTTGTGTGCGTGAGGGCTGGTTGCTTAAGAACCTGAACAGGCTCTTCAACCTCTTCACCGTTCTCGTTTCGCACGGTTTGAGTCCCGGTTTCATACTCAGCGGCGCGATCTTTGAACTTATAGCTGACTGGTCTCAAGCGTTTAATAAAATCAACGCCGAGCGTTGTGTCTTCAATCTGCTCTTTCAGTCGCTCATCAGAAACCTCGGTAACAGAAACACAGTGAACAGCATCAAACTCATAGCTGACTTGTCCTAAATTGCATCCACGGTCTGAGCTAGGATCGATCTGCGTCACGCTTGAGTTTCCGATCACGGCTGTGTTTGCTCCGTGACCAGTAACGTCGTATCCCACTGCAATTGAGTTTTCGTCATTGTTAGCAGCTGGCCGCGTGTTCGCGCCGAGCATAGTGCTGTACTGCCCGAAATACGCGCTATGTCCAGCTGCGCTGACTCGTCCTGCGCGAAAACCTACGCACACAGACAGCTGACCACCGCTTTCTGAACCAGCGTCTCGGCCAACTGCAACCGTTTTGCCGCCGCTTGCACCTCTT